GTGCTGAAGCAGGCGGCACCTGCTCACGCAACCAAACCTGCATCCAAAGCGAAAAAAAAGCCGGACGAGAAAAAGCCAGCAAAAAAGAAGAGAACGCTTGCGGAGGACGATATGCAGCTTTCCTTGGAGGGATGGTTCTGATGATTTTGGGATTCAAGGGATTCAAGCCGGGGCTGGTCGCAACGCTTGGAAACGGAAAATTCCAGTATGTTCCGAACGAGCTGAATGAGACGAAAAAGGCCGTGTGCGCCAGCACCGGGTTCCATTATTGCTTAGACCCGTGGGATTGCCTGAATTGGTACACATGGAACGGCAAGAATGAGTTTTGGGCAGTTGCGGCCGGGGGCGATGTTGACGAGGATGGCTACGGAAGCCGGAGCAGCTGTACGAAGCTGGTTCCTCTCCGCAAGCTGACAGCAGAAGAATTTTTGCTGATGCACGCCAACTATGTGTTTGAGCATCCTGCGGAGAAGTTTGAGGACAGCTATAAAGGGCCATTTCATGTCGCATATGGCCGGGATAAGAAGCTGGCCGGAGAACTGGGAGAATGGCTCTGCTTCATCATCCAAGATCAGCAGGAGTCCATCTGCATTGCA